CTGGTTTATCGTCACCTTCGGGACAAACTTCCCGGTCGACGTGTTCCGGTAACGTTTGCTCCCGGCGTCGTACTGGAAACTCACGCGGTCACGTCCGCATCGAGCAATCCGGCGTAATTCGGGAACGTCTCGTCAAACAAGTCGATGGCGTCCTCTACGTCGTCTTCGGTGATCGGCTCTATCAGCCCATCATCCACGATCGGCGGCAACGCCCGGAGCGAGGTCGGCGCAATGGCGCGGGTCAGTTCGTCGTCGTCCTCATCGTCTTCCGGTTCGGGATCGGGGATGACGCTCACGCTGCCTTCCACGGTGGCCGCGACGGGGACAAGTACCTGACTGTAGGACATGCTGAACACATCCTCGCCGTGCAGGTCGACATCCATTTCCTTCTGCGCAACGTGCCGAGAAACCACGCCGGCCACCCATGCCGTCGTTGCCCGTGACCATGCCTCGTTGCGGTCATCCTGCAGCGCCGGGATCTCGCCGGTATCGAACTGGATGTCCCATCCTGGACGCCACTCGAAGTCCGGCAAGAGGTGACGGGTGAATGCGTCATCGATCCGGCCCCACAGGGCGCTCATGGTGTCCTCGAAGAACGACCGTCGAGCTTCCGCCTTGTTGCTGAACGTCGACCCTTCCATGCCCGCGTTGGCGTCCACCAGGAGCGGCGACACGCCGAACACCTGGCAGATACGCACATCGGTCAGGTTGTTCAGTTCGGTGTAGGCAAGTTCGTTCATGTCGAGGCCGACGCGTTTGATATCCTTGATGCCCGGCGACAACAGCGGATCGGTGCTTGAGTTCATCAGCCCGCCGTACTTCTGGCGCCATTGGCCCATGAATGCGTCTTTTGTTTCCGGCTTGCTGAACTGGCTTACCAACTTCGGATCGTCTGACGGAATCAGCATGTAGAGCGGGATCGCGCCGCGGTCCATGAACACCTTGACGAAATCGGTCAGGGCGCTGCTGATCTGCGCTTCCCGCAGCACGGAGGTCAGCGGCCCGATACCGGTAGGCGACTGGTCTGGCGTGTCGGCATAGGTGATCGGAATGGCGTTCTCTGCCTTGAGGATCTTCGGATCGCTGCCCGGAATGTGGTACTCCCAGTCGCACGGCGCACCGTTGCGCGGGATCGGGCGGATCCAGTCCGACCGCAGCGGCCAGAGGTTGATGACCCCATCGGCCCGTGAGCGCTCCTTCTCGATCACCACGAAGTTCGTGACCGCCATGTTCATCGCCAGGAACGAGAAGAACCGAGACTCGCCCATGTTGAAATTGGGCTGCACGATGAGTTGGCGCAACGGGTGGGTATCGTCGGCCTCTCGCGATTCCGGGTTGTACACACGCATCGGTGCCTTCCCGGTCGCGTTGGACAGGTACTGGATGCAGGCGAAGATCAGCGCCACCTTGCGGTAGGCGTGCGTGTCATACGACTCCACCGTACGCGGCAGCCATTGTGGTCGACCGGCAGTCCACGGGATCACCTGCCCGCCCATGGCAGATCGGTACTCGGTGTTCACTTCGCGGTGGTTGGAGCGGATGCGCTCCCATGTCTCGGTGAAGATGCCCATTAGGCAAGATCCTTACCCGTTTGATGCTCAACGCACCCAAAGTCATCGAACGTAATGAGGTCGGCTCCATACTCGTCGTAATCAAATGCAAACGCCCGGCGCCCTTCGGTTACAGGAATCCCATTTGATGACGACAGGATCACGCACTTGCCGAGCCGATCCCTGACCGAATCCAGTTCTTGATGGAATCCCCACCCGCTATCACTCAATGCGTTACGGGTGTCGTGACCCTTCACCGATCGCCACCACATGCACGTTACGCATCGTTCCATCAGGCGGCGCTCCGGTAGAAGTCGGCAAGGTTGAGGACGGGTTCGGAAATCTCCGACGCCAGGTAGCGAAGCGCGTCCATTGCGTGATCGTGCTCTTTCACCGGCTTGTCTGTCTCGATCCGTGGATTGTCTGGGTACGCATACAGCCCGAACTCGTCGATGGTGTTGATGCACGAGGGGTCAATGCTGAATCCGCCAGTGAGGATCGCCCGGAATCGCTGGATGCCAGCGAGTACGTCCTTGTCCGTCCCACTGGCCATGTATCCCTCACCAACGAGATCGTCGATGCACCACTTCGCCGAACTGTCCACGTAGATCATATCCGGGTTGCAACGGTCGGCCTCGGTGGTGATGGCGTCCACGATGTTCGACCCGCCGCCCATGTCTCGCCGGTAGAACTCCCGGCTGACATGCACCCTGCCATCACCGGCAACGTGGCAGGTCAGGATGACCGTGGGATTCTTGGAGCCAATGTCAGCGGCGAGGTAGGTGGTCCACCCGGTCACGTCTTCGTCGCGGATCATCTCCGGCACGAACTCGGGATACACGATGCCCTCAGCCGCAGCCCACACGCCGTCAAGCAATCGCTTGCGTTGTACGCCGGTGAGGCTTTCGAGCGTCTGCTGGACGTAGGTGCGGCCCATTGCGGTCCATTCGCCACGCGCCATGTCCCAGTAGGCCGGGTTGTCGCGGTGCGTGGTCTGGATGCGCCGGGTGATGCCAGCATTGCACCGAACATTCAACCAGTGTCGCGGCCCGCTCGGGTTACAGTCGGCGATAAGTTGCTGATAGGCGAGGACACCGTTCCGCAGCCGCGACGTCAACGCCTGCCAGGTGATCTCATCGACCTCCGTGGCCTCGTTGACGTAGATGATGTCGTACTCGGCAGACATCACCTTCCCCGGCTTGTCGAGGCCCACCACATGGATGACGCTGCCGTTGGTATACCGAAACTCGGCAGGATAGAAGCGGCTCCCGCCGAACGTGACAACGTTATCGAGTTGCGGCTTGACGTGGTTGGTGTAGGTGGCGAGGGCGCCGGTCTTGAGGTCTTCCAGAACCTTCCGTGCCATTAGCAGGCGGACGCCGGGAACGAACAGTGCCGTGTGGTGCAGCTTCCAACAGGCAGCGAGCGTCTTCCCGGTTCCGGCAGGTCCAACCGAAAGCACCTCAGGTTCTTCAGATCCGTAGAAGGCTGCACAGCCACCCACCGGGGTATAGTCGGCCGGCTCAGGGTTGGCGAGTGCCGCAACCATCAGGCATCCGGCCGGTCGGCAGTGCGGAACATGGAGTCAAGCGTGCTCTGTGGCACGCCAACACGGTGTTCACGCACGTTCATGTCGATGATCTGCCGGTCGACAAGGAGCTGATGGTGCTTGGCAAGGATTTCCAGCGCCTTGACCTTGCTGGCAATGTCGGAACGGGCCTTGGTCGGATGACCGTCCTTTGCACGTCCCGTCACCTCAACGAAGTCATGCCAGGGAGCGAATGCCACACTGGCGAGTTCTCGGAGCACATCATCGGGCGATGCCGCTATCTCGGACACCTTGTCCCGCACGCGCGCGGCAATACAAACATTGCCTAACAGTCGCGGACCCTGAACATTGGGATGCGTGTACCCTGCGATCCGGGCCGCCTCGGTAGCGTTCCCGTTGGCCTCGCCGAGATAGGCGGCAATGAATTGCGCCTGTTTCAGCGTGAGCCGGTTGTCTATCGTCCCGTCCGCCATCACTCCCGCCGCCACGAATGCGGACACGTTCTGGCACCGTCCGCCTTTTGCCCCAGTTTACCATGGGGTACGTTCGGTGCTGTCACGTTCCTCCTTCGGTGGGTACCCGGTCAGCTCTTGCCGGCGAATGCGCAGGCAGTTCACGATGCTGTCCGCCAGTTCGACGATCTGCGCGTCCGCCGTGTTGGCCATGTCGAGCCGGGGCAGGAGATCGCGGGCCATCGCATCACGGAGAAGGTCATAGCGGTCGTGGTAGCGTGCAACAACATTCGCCAGCTTCGGTGTTGTCGTGGGCTTTGTCATGCCGCATCCCGCTCCGCAATCTTCATTCGCTCATCGGCCCGTATCCCCGCCTCGTACGCGGCCACGTCGATGTTGTGCGCCATGAGGATGATGGTCGGCACGTCCACGCCCAGCACCTCGGCCCAGATTTCGTAGTTCCCGCCTAACTGCCGCTCACCGACGCGGATGCGTGCCAGGTACGACGGATCGCATAGGAGCGTGTCCGCAAGGCTGGTTTGGCTGATGCCGTGCGTGTCCATGTGGGCATCGAGCAGGACGCCCAGCGGTGACGTGGCGCGGTGCCGGGGGAACAATCGCTTGCCGGTCATGGGGAGGAGTGCGGTGGTCATTGATCGCCCCCGTTGATCTCCGCACGAAAGTCCGGATGCTTGCTGGACATATGCCGGTGCAGGTTCTCAAAGTAGCGACTGCAGCACGGGCAAACGCCATTCGCTGCCCGATTTTTCGCGAAGCTTCTCCGACTCGCTCCTCCCCGTGAACACCTGCCCGTGGCCAAGTGGGCAGTAGAACGTCTTGTGGTCATCGATCCGTTGCTGCATGAGGTCGCTGGTCATGGCGAATACCGTGTGGCAGGCGGAACATTCGACGGTCCTGAGCGTGGTTGTGGTGTTGATCGTGTAGCTGGTCATTCCTCACTCCCCTCCTGTTGCGCCCGGAGCCAATCGGACACGAGCCATAGTGTGCCGCTATCGTCGTACGCGCCGAAGTCGCCCGCCTTCTTCGCCAGTTCCTCGATCACCCGTTTACGGATGGCTGGTTCGGCGACGGCGAGGGCGGCGTCGGCTGCGGCTTCTGCGACCCAATCCACATTACGCTCAACGATGTCGTATACGGCATCACGTATCGCCCTCGCCACCTGTTCCCGCAGGTCGGCGAACTCCTGGCTCCAGGTGATGTTGACCCAGTTCGGCGTGACGCTCTCCGACCCGACAAAGATGTTGTGTTGACGGCTGGCATCGTCCGCCGCCTGTTGCAGTGCCTCGGTGTTGTGAGTGGCCTTGTTCATCCGGTAATGGATGGCCTGGATATGGGACCAGAGAGCATCCCTGTCTTTCTCCAGTGCTTCCACTCGTTGTTCGGTGTCAGTCATGGTCGCCCTCCTGCTCGGCCTCGATGGTCGTCTTGGTTGCAATCGCCTCCCGCATCAGGTCCAGCCATGCTGCGATCTGGTCGAGGTCGGATACGTCGTAATCGTCCGGCAGGGTGACGATAAAGATGCGACCGCCAGTCAGAGCGAAGGTGTAGGACCGATACTCGCGGTCACTCATCCCTGCTCCCCTTCCCGCGCCGCTGTGCAGGCCGCGAGCAGGGCATCCCATGGGTCATCAGATCGCCCGACACGTCGGCTATCTGCCCTGTCTCTGTAAAGTTCCGCCAGGTAGTATCCGTCCACCTTCATCACGGAATCGAACTCCCACCCATCCGGGATCACCGGCACCTGCGGCCCGATGGCGGCAACAACGGAGCGGATACCGGCGAGTGCGTACCTGTCGACGGAAAGGGGGATTGTGTACGGTTGCTCCTGCATGCTAGCCCTGCGATAAATCTCCAGCAATTCCTCATCGCTCACCTGAGGCTGGCGCTCGGCCCTGATGTATTCCTCCACCACGTCCGGGTGATGCTTCATCAGGTTGCGGAGCATGGAGCGTTGGAGTTCCTCCGCTGCTCCATCGGGTATCGGGTCCATCGGGATTTTGAGTTCCATATGCGTGTGGTTGGGGTCGGGGGTGAACGTCATGGCCTGATCTCCCGTACGTCGATACCGTATTGCGCCTTGACGTGTTTCTTCTTCAGGACGTAGACCGCCGTCCTTACGCCTTTCACGTCCTCGACAACAACCGTTCCGCCCTTGGTCACGTACCGGAAATCCGCCCGGTACTCGCCGATCTTCACGCCCTGCACCAGGAGCGGGTAACTGGGCTGGCATTCCAGGTCGCGGATTTCGCCAGCGTCCTGCATCCGGCACAAATCCCAGTACCGGGCGCCCTCGGCCTTGGAGTCGAACTTGCGGCCATCGATCCATACCTTTTCGTTGCCGTACTTGCTCCGCTTGCGCGGCTTCTGGGCCAGGTAGTCGGCAGCGTCGATTTCGTCAGTCACGCCGCCACCTCCATGCCACCTCCATGCCACCCACAGCCCGGCGATCGCGAACACGGCCAGCAAAAGGAACAGGACCACGACCGCGGCGAGGATCATTCCGATCATGGCTGGTCCTCTTTCGCGGCGTCTTCGAGCGCAGACACCCGCTCGGCGAGGTCGAGGATGTCCTGGTCCATCCCGCTGTCCGTGTTGATGGTATCGGTGAGGTAGACGTTGAGCACCTCAATCTGGATACCGTGCACCCAAACGGCTGCCTCCAACTTGCTGATGCGGGCCATCTGCTCGACAAGCAGGGACATGAGCGGTCGACCGTCTCCGTCGCGGCACACGTCATTCTCCAACCGGGCCAAACGCCGCTCAATCGTCAGGTGGTCGCTGGGTTCGCGGGGCTCGATGTCATGGAGTCGTTCGTCGCTCATGCCGCCCGCTCCATCACGTAGCCGAACAGTTGCCGGCCGATGTGTTCGGTGTAGGCCGGCGGAATTGCTTGGCTGAGCTCATCGCGACTCATCCACGGAATCCCCATTGCCTCCCGTCCACGGTCGGTGGTGGTGTGTTTGCGACGGATCACCGGGCCGCCTCCCTTCGCGACGCCGACCGTGTGTCCGCGTTCCAAAACGGTGTGACCAAACACGAGCAACCAGTCGCCCGCGTGCTTGCCGCATGGTGTTCCGAGTAACATCACGTTGGACTCAAACCACCGATGCCGCTTGACGTTCAGACCTAGCGATAGGCCGCAAACCTGCGCGTAGTTGATGAGTGGAGCTCCCGGCACGTTCTCGATCACGTAGGGCAGGCCAGTCGCTTGCAATGCTTCACGTACCTCCGGGATCAGCGCGGGGTGATCGTCGCGACCGTGGATGTTGTTGGCCACGCTGTATGCCTGACACGGCGGCGAGGCATGG